AAAGTGGCAGATGGACATCGACGAAATGGTTTATATCGGCGATAAAGCGATGGACAAATATGGTCTGCTGAATTCCATCAACGTCACTACGAGTTTTGTTAATGAGAGCAAAACCGCCGTTGGAGAGACCAAGTGGACGAAAAAGTCTGCCGATGAAATCCTGGAAGACGTCAACGATCTGATTTCAGATTGTTGGGCTGCTGCCGGTTATGCTGTTTGCCCCAGCAAGCTTTTGCTTCCGCCTGCACAGTTTGCTTATATCACTTCTCAGAAAGTAAGCACCGCCGGCAACATCAGCATCCTGCAGTTCCTTGAGGACAATTGCATTGCTCTGAAGATCAACGGCAAGAAGCTTGACATTCAGCCCTGCAAATGGCTGGTAGGTCTTGGCGTTCCCGCCGGTTCTCCGTCTGTTGCCACTGACCGCATGGTTGCATACAGTCAGGACAAGAATCGCGTTCGTTATCCGTTGGTTCCGTTGCAGAGGACTCCGTTGGAATATCGTTCAATTTACCATCTTACCACTTATTTCGGTAAGTTAGGCGTTGTGGAGATAGTCTATCCAGAATGCGTCATGTACCGTGACGGCATCTGATTTCAATAAGTTAGGTGCCAATCAAAAAGGAGTTTGTTATGGCTATAGCTAAGATTAAATTTAATGTCCCGGTGCAGATTAAAAATGCTCTTGGGAAACGAGAAACGTTTAAACCCGGCACTTATGATTTTGATGATAAGGTGGTGGATCACTGGTTTATTAGTGGATTGATTGCTTGTGGGAAGGCGGTTATTCTTGAGCAAGTAGCCAATCCTGACCCGGTTAAATCAAGGCAGCAGGAGGTGTCCTTTACCGCTCCTGCTGCTCCTCCGGCTTCTGTAAAGAAAGAAGAACCAATCAACAAGTCAACCCTTGTTAATCTGGGGACGGCAGAAGGGAATGTAGAGATTGAAGAAATCAAACCTTCTCCGAAAAAGAAAATGGAAGTTGGTGAATCCATTGCTGCTCCAAAGGAAGAAGTTAAGGAGCCTGTTTTAAAGAGAAAAAAGCGGGAAAAGTAAGGAGTCAAGATGGCTACGGACACTTGTGAATTTAAGAAGGTATTCCCAGAGTTTGTTGATGACAATCAGTATCCGCCTGCCCAGATTGATTACTGGGGAAGTATTGCCGATCTTCGGTTAAATGCCGATAGATGGGGTACATTGCTTACGCATGGGAAGTATTTGTTTATTGCTCATAACATCGCTTTATCCGCACAAGCGGTAGCTGCTGCAAATAAGGGAGCAAGTGTTCTTCAGTCAACAGGTTTGATTTCAGGGAAAAGTGCCGGAGATATTAACATCAGTTATGATACCGGTGGTGTCAACGAAGAAGGTGGCGGTAATTATAACTTAACCCGATACGGCAGAGAACTTTTACGGTTGGCAAGGATTGTGGGAATTGGTGGATCACAATTGCTCACAGCTGACACAACAACTCCTTATCTTGGTGAAACATGGTAAAGGTTCAGGTACAGAAAAAGATTAATATTGATCTTCAAAAAGTTTTGGCGGCATTGAAAAAGAAATCCGTCTATGTTGGTATACCGAAAGAGAATACCAAACGAGATGACGGGAAAATGACCAATGCGTCATTACTAATGATCCATTCAAAAGGAAGCCCTTTGCAACATTTACCTGCAAGACCGGTCATTGAACCTGCCATTGAGGATCCAGATAACAAAGCAAGGATTTCTAAACATTTGATTTCTGCCGCTCAGAGAGGGCTGAAGGGAGATCAAGCCGGGTTTTTAGCTGGATTAAATGCGGCCGGTCTTCAAGCTCAAAATATCTGTCGAGATTGGTTTGAAAATCCCAAGAACGGTTGGGATCCGCTTGCACAATCCACCATTAAGGCAAAAGTCAGGAAGTATGGGAAGGGCAAAGATGTTGATGTCTCCAGTATCATTCCTTTGGTTGATACTGGAGAAATGAGAAAAGCAATCACGTACGTTATTGGTGAGAAATGATAAACGTCGGCGAGTTGATAGGTGATCCGGATTTTTCACAGAAGTTTACCGTTTACCGAAGCAACGGTTCATTCGTTGATGGCGTTTGGACGGAAGGGACGCCGACGATAATTGAAATGTTGGGAATTGTAACCGTCATGAGCGCCAGAGAACTTAATCAGTTGCCCGAAGGCGACAGGGTTTCTGGCGGAATGAATTTTCATGCAACGCAGATTTTGTATGTTTCAAGAGAAGGAACATATGAAGGCATCTCCGATAAGATTTATTGGAGAAATAACTACTATAAATTGGCAAGCGTTCTGCCCTATGCTGATTACGGGTATTACAAGGCTTCAGGGGTCAGGACAAAGGGTGCTTAAAAGTGGCTGAAGACATTTATTTGACATTACAGGAATTGCAAAAGATTTTTTATGATCTTTTCGTTTCCATGTTTAATGACAGTCCGCCTCAATGCAGTGTAAGGTGGTCTTGGCCTACTCAGGGAGCACCTGCATTTGGGATAAGCGATAACATCGCTTTCCTTAAAATATATGATACCGCCGGTACCATGACGGTTCAAAGAGAAGATAAATATTCTCAAGAAAGCGGGACTCCAAACATGTCCACCGGTTATACCAGAACCTTGAGATTGGATTGTATTTTTTATGGGCCAAGTTCTTGGGAAAATGCAACCACGATCAGAAACAAAATGTTCTGGCAGGAACACCATGATACTTTGGCACAATCAAATATTTATCTGATTCCGAGATTTGATCCCCCGAGAAGAGTTCCGGAGCTGTGGCAGGGGCAGTGGTATGATAGGTCCGATCTCAGTATGAGTTTTAATGAGTTGGTTGTAGTTAATCGTGAAGTTCCCTACATCGAGAAAGTTCCTGTAGGGATTTATAAGGATGGTCTTAAAATTGAAACAGAAATATCAAATGAGTGAGGTAAAAAAGAATGACGACACGATCCTTGAATAGTATTGTTGATATTGAAGTGTTGGTGAGTCCTCTCTCCGCAGCAAGGTCATCGTTTAACCAAGCGTTGATCATAGGAGTGTCCACCGTAATTTCTACAGCAACCAGATTGAAGTTGTATGAAAGTGCCACGGAGGTCCTTGAGGATTTTGCATTGACCGATCCTGAGTACATCGCGGCTTCAATCTATTTCTCCCAGTCTCCCGCTCCTGATAAACTGTGGATCGGACGACGAGATTCTGGAGCGGAAACTTTTGTGCAGGCTTTGCAGGCTTGCCGCGAGGCCAGTTCCGAGTGGTATATTGCAATTTGTCTTGGCGCTGAATACGCTGATCATATTGCTTGCGCCGCTTATATCGAGAGCGTCACCCCTTCCAGCGTGTATGCTTACAATACCAGTGACGCAGACTGTTTGACAGGAACTGCTTCTCCTCCCGACATTTTCACCTATCTGAAGTCTTTGGATTACAGCAGGTCAATCGGGCAGTATGCAACCACGCAAAGTGCCGTTTATCCCAACAACATCTATGGCATTGTTGCGATCATGGGTTATGCTTGCGGACAGAATTCTGGTTTGGCAAATTCAGCATTTACCCTGAAGTTTAAACAGGAAACCGGGATTGCGGTTGAACCTTTAACCTCAACGCAGATTAGCGTAATCGAAGGAAATTATGGCAATCTGTATCTTGAGTATGCAGATTATTACACCATCTTTGAACAGGGTAAGATGGCGGATGGAACCTTCTTTGATGAACGAATCAATCTTGATATGTTCGTTAACAATCTTCAGTTGACGATCATGGATCTTCTCTATCAGAACCCGAAGATTCCGCAGACCGATGCCGGTGTCACCCAGTTGATTCAGGCTTGTAATGAGGCCTGTGATGAAGCTGTTCGTGTCGGATTCCTTGGTCCGGGAACTTGGACCGGTGCAAACGTTCTGAATTTGAAAACTGGCGACCCACTCCCGGCTGGTTATCTGGTGCAGGCTGAGGCATTATCTACACAGTCTTCGGCAGATAGAGAGTTGAGAAAATCGGTTCCTCTTTACATTGCAATCAAAGAAGCTGGAGCCGTCCATTCCTGCTTAATCGGAGTTTATGTAAACAGATAGAATCATTAAGGAATTTAATAGATGATAATCTATAAAGCAGAAAATTTAATAAATGGCAAAATTTATATTGGCAAGACCAATGGATGTCTTGCTAATAGACAGCGTGGACATTTAAATTCTGCCAAGAAAGGAGCGAAGACAATTTTTTATAATGCCATTAGGAAACATGGAGAAGAAAATTTTATATTCTCTGTTTTGGATGAATGTTTGTCAAAAGAAGAACTTAATGACAAAGAAAAATTTTATATTAAACAATTCAATTCAAAGATTCCCAATGGTTACAATATGACCGATGGTGGTGACGGTAATGATGGAACAATAAAACCTAATCTTGGGAAACATTTATTAGAGGAAACAAAAGATAAGATAAGACTAGCCAATTTAGGTAAAAAATATCCTGAAGAAGTTTGCCGGAAGAAAAGTAGTTCTTTAAAGAAAGCCTATACTGAAGGTAGAAAAAACCTTGGAATAAAGGATTTACAAAAGAAACTAATAGTTCTGTTAAATCACAATCAGAAAAAGTTAAAGGGGCTCCTGCTTGGAACAAAGGCTTGGAAGGATTTCTTAAAGGAAGGCAAGCCTGGAACAAAGGTCTTACAAAGACCACTGATTCTCGTTTATTAAAACAAGCAGAAAAGATCAGCGGCAAGCCTCCCTGGAACAAAGGTCTTACAAAAGAAACAGATACTAGAATGGCTACTATTGCAACAAAAGTTTCTGAAACGCTTAAAGGCAATATTCCATGGAATAAAGGATTGAATGTAACTCATTCTGAAGAATCAAATTTAAAGAGAAGTTTAACGATGAAAGGAAGGCCAAAATCACAAGAAACAATTCAAAATATGATATTGGCGCAACAAGCAAGAAGAAACAAAGAAAGAATGATGGAAGCGGTATAAGAGGCAACGTGAATGTTTGGTTTATTTGATCATACAGTTTACAGTTTCTTGGATTTGTCTGGAGCATTGTACCATCCAAAAGTCAGTTCCTATACCTTTACCGGACAGGGAGTCGGAAGGGTTGTCGTCAGTATGGAAGAAGATAAAACCTTCCATGAAATCGGCATGGATGGAACTGTAATTCTGGGCAAGGTGCCCGGTGCTGCTGGGAAACTTACGATTGAATGCCAACAGACCAGCAATGTTCACAAATGGCTTCTTTACACATATCAGTTTTTAATTAAAGAGGATGCGAAAGAGTGGGGCAGGATGACGGCTTTTTTGAGGAATCTCAATGATGGGACAACCCATACTTTAAGAGGATTGTCTTTTGAAAGAATTCCAGAAAAGTCTTATCAAGCTGAAGGGCAAATGGTTGTTTGGGTTTTATGGGCGGCAGACATTGATTCGTTTGCGCCAAATCCCAGCGGTGCGGGTCAGTTATCAGCACTCGCTAAACGGTGGATTTCAAGATTTTAAATAGGAGGAACAAAAATGGCTGAACATACTACTTACAGTTTCTTGGATTTGGCTGGCGCTCTCGTCCATCCCGATTTAGGAGCTTACATTTTTACCGGACAGGGAACCGGTCAGGTTACTGTAACGATGGATACGGAGCGATCCGCACACAGCGTTGCGGCTGACGGGACCATTATGGTCAGTAAAATTGCCGGTCATAACGGCAAGATTCAGATTCAGTGCCAG